CAGTAGTGTAACATTAAATGCCAGCAATGTTGATGTATCGACTGAAGATGCAAATGGTGTCGTAACATTCCAAAAAACTACATTTACATTCCAGTCTCCAGTTTATCTCTCAAGCGCCACAGAGTATTGCTTTGTTGCATTGCCTGGAGGAAATGATCCTGGATATGAGTTATGGGTTTCAGAATTGGGTCAAAATGAAGTAGGAACAACGACAAGAATTTCAGAACAACCTAATGTTGGTGTTCTGTTCCATTCTGCAAATAACAGAACATGGACCGCTGAACAAGCAGAAGACATTAAGTTTACTCTGAACCGAGCAGTCTTTGACTCAAGTATTACTGCAAATGCTGTTTTTGACAATCAACCTGTAGACTTCTTACAGTTTGACAATAAAACCTTTGATACAATTCCATTTATTTCTGGTGACAGACTGCATAGTTTCAAATTTACAATTACCGCTGGTGGTAGCTATACTCTTGCAGGCGTGGTAATTTCTGGTACTGCTGGTCAGTTTACCTGCACTGCGACTAGCCTGGCAGTTAATGATACTCTAACAATTACGGGTACTCTTGGAGGCACTGGAACAATTACTGGTTACACAACACCAACCTCGTATAAGGTTTCTGCTGTTACAGGTTCGGTTGGTGCTGTTACAGGGTTTACTCTTCAGACAACAGCAGGTGTTGCCATTGTTACAACCGCAGGTACACCAACAGGCTTAACTTATACAAGCGCACCAACTGTAACTGTGTCCGGCGGCGGCGACTCGGCCTCAGGATTAGCAATTACTGCCGTACTAACTAGTGGTGTGGTAACATCATTGACTGTTACAGATCCTGGTAAAGACTATACGCAAGCACCTACACTAACGTTCTCTGGCGGTGCTGGCTCAGGCGCAGCAGCAACCGTAATCTTAAATGTTGGTATAGTTAAAGATGTTGATGTCTTTAATGGTGTTGCAAAAGTGTACGTAACAGCGGGTAGTTTTGCCGTGGGTCAATATGTTTCTAGCAGTTGGTCGGGCAATACGCTTCTCGCTATTGAAGATAAAGTAATCAATGCTATTCAAACCAATATCAAGCATATGGATTTTGCCAACACTACGTCTACTTGGGCAGTCTCTCCAACATTAACTGGTGCGGCCGCAGTAAATACAGTCTACGAAGCAATTACGTTTAATGATACATACGAATTTGATGCCGAGTATAGTATCTTGTCTTACTCAAACGAGCAAGCATTGGCCACACCAGGAAAATCATTTAAAATCAGATCACAATTTAGTTCTCTGACCAACATGATATCTCCAGTAATTGATGTTTCGGGTACTTCTGTTATTGGTATTAGAAATGATGTGAATAACGATAGCACCAACGAGACGACAAATTCTGGTTCTGCATCATCAAAATACATCTCCAGAAGAGTTGTTCTTGACGATGGCCAGGACGCGGAAGATTTGAAGGTATATCTAAGCGTACAAAAACCCACGGGTACAGATGTAAAGGTATATGCCAAACTTCAGAACGGAGTAGACGACCAACTTTACGACAATTTAGATTGGGTAGAAATGGAAAACACTTCTGCTCCATCAAATGAAACAGAAGTTGTTTCGTATGCTGAGTATGAATATGACTTGCCGGACGCAGTAAAATCATCTAGCATATATACCTATACCAAAGTTGGTGTTAGTAGTATTACAATTACAACTGCGGGCAGTGGTTATACCACGGCACCGGTAGTTACAATAAGTGGCGGCGGTGGTTTTGGTGCTACTGCAATTTCCAAGATAAGTGGTGGTGTTGTTTCAGAACTTATCATTACCGATCCGGGTTACGGATATACAGGTGGAACTCTTGCCGGCGTGGTAATTTCTGGTATTGCTGGTCAGTTTACCTGCACTGCGACTAGCCTGGCAATTGGTGACACTGTGAGGATTACAGGTACTCTTGGTGGTACTGGTTCAATTACCAGTTACTCAACGGGAACCACATATAAGGTTTCTGCTGTTACTGGTTCGGTTGGCGCTGTTACTGGATTCACTCTTCAGACAACATTAAGTGTTGCGATTGTTACAACCGCAGGTACACCAACAGGCTTAACTTATACAAGCGCACCGGTTGTTGCCTTCTCAGGTGGCGGAGGTACATTAGCAGCAGGTACCGCAGTACTTGGAACTACCACGTTTAGCGGATATAAATCTTTTGCTGTGAAGGTTGTACCCCTTTCGGACAACACCTCAGTTGTTCCTAAAGTTAAGGAACTTCGAGCCATAGCGTTGCAGGTGTAATATGTCAAAACTTAAACTTGTAGATACTAATAAATACGTTAGAGATACCCATTCAAAGGGGTTGATTTCAAGTGATGTTAAAGCATTGCAGGCATATAAATTGAGTAGAGAACGTATGAATAAGATTGAAGGGTTTGAAACTGATATAAATAACATCAGAACAGAATTAACCGATATAAAGAATCTTTTGGAAACTATTTCAAAATCTTTATATAAGACCAATAGGGTATAAGAATGTCAACAGTTACAACAAGAGCAGGTAAAGGTTCTCCCCTAACAAACATAGAGGTTGATACCAACTTTACCAATCTCAATACTGACAAGTACGAGTCTGGAGATAACGCATCTCTTGGCACTCTAGCGGCAGGAAATACGACTCTTTCTGGTACATTAAAACTATCAATCAGCGCAACGGTGGCCGCCGCAGGTACCACTCAAGGTGCCGGTACTGTATTAACGGCGACAACAAATATTGTAACTTCTTGCACAGCGAGTAGCGCGGAAGCAGTAGTTCTACCTGGCGCCGCGGCTGGTCTGTTCATCAAAGTTATAAATACAACAGCAGTAGCAGTTAAGATATTCCCTGCTTCTGGTGACAACATTGATACCGGATCTGCAAATGCGAGCATAACCTTAGCGCCGTATACAAGCTATTCGCTTTCGGCAAAGGATGCAAGCACATGGTATCGCGAAACAAACCCAATTGTATTTGACTCCAGTGGGAACAGGTTAAACTAGTATGCCAAATCCATTAAGAATTAAAGCGTCTGGAAGTCCCGTATCTTCCACAAACTTCCTTGGTCTGCAAACCATGACGGATGCGGAGGTCAAGAACTATGTTGCAAATATTATCACCACAAAGTTTGCAACGGTTGCCGGCAACGGCACTGGTACCGCAGACTTAAACGTTGATACTGCGAATGCTTTAACTGGTACTTCAATTGGTACCTTTGTAGACACCACTCGCCCGTATTCAATAGGAGAACATCCTGTAGACAGCGGTAACGTTACCACAACAACCTATTACGCCAAACAAATTGAAACTGTTGTTGGCGGTTCTGTAACAAATCGTGCGGTTGGTTGGACAAATGGCACCAAACAATTAACTAACGACGAAATCGGTACAAACATTCTAGATTTGTCAATTGCAGCAATGGTTGCTGAGACATCATACACCGCTGGTCAGTACAGACTACAGGCAACCGCGCCAGCAGGTGGCACATGGGTATCACGTTATACACTTACTGACACGGCAATTGGCGGCAACACAACCACGTATTTGTGGCAAAAAACGGTTGCAACATCTTCTGCCGACACAGATTTAAAACCAATTAAAACTCACACAACCGCCAGTCTAAAAGAAATGTCTTCAGCAGAAATTGAAGAAATGGTTCCTTTATTCCGTGATCGCATTATCAGTACAGGCATTGGCACCTATAAACTACAAACATCCGCGCCAGGTTCTGGTACTTGGGTTCAAATGGGCAACTCACACTCTAATACCATAGAACAGGTAAACAACGAAACTTATACTGGTTTTTATACCGGCGCATATACAGGCGCATTTACCAATAACTTTGCTAACAACTTTACCGGCAACTTCGCAGGCAACTACGTAGGCCCAAGAACCTATACCGGTAGTTATTCGGGAACATATGCTACAGCGTTTACCGGCAACTATGCTACAGCGTTTAGTGCCGCCTATTCAAGTAACTTTGCCGGAACATATACTCTTTACTACGGTGGTTTCGTCGGCGGTAACTTCACGGGCAACTACACTGGGTATTTTACTGGCTTTTATACCGGCAACTTTACTGGCTTTTATACCGGCAACTTTACTGGTAACTACTCAGGCAACTTCGTAGGTACAGACACGTATTCCGGCACTTACACCGGGTTTTATTCAAATACCTTTACTGGTTACTTTACTGGTTTTTATAGTGGTGCTTATACCGGCAACTACGTCGGTGCTACTGTATCAGCAACTAAGGATACCATTTCAACTGTTGCTCTTTGGGTAAGAACCGTATAAAAACAGTTGACATTTGTCAACATATATAGTATGATGTTTGTGTAATAACAGTTTAATTATTTGGAGAATGATGTGAGTGAACTTGAAATTAACATTAAAGATGCAGTAATTTTAGAAAATACTGATGCACAAGAAGTTTCAAAAGAGCGAATAATTGAAAACCCTTATTGGTCAAATAAGGAAGACCGACATCTAATTGTCGAGTTCGTGTATCCAGCCACAAAGCAACGAATGGTTGCTTCTATTAAAGACACTGATGGTAAAAATCCAGACTTCATAGAAGTTATGGAGAAGTTTACCATAGAAGAAATTGATAAGAATACTCAGGTTCGCATTGACCATCGTAATCAGAAAATCAAGCATCAGGTAGAAAGACAAAAAGTTAATCGTATGCGTATGGAGCAAGAGGCCCTCTTTGCTGCCAAGTTGGACGCTTTTGAAATTGATAAAATTAAGAACTCAAAGAATAGAGAACTTAAGAGCAAAATTCGTAAAGCGAAGACGGTAATGGAAGTTACCGCTTATAGCGTATTATTAATTATGAGAGAAGAAGAAAATGTCCTCCAAGAAATCAGCATCGAAGAGTAATAAGAATAATGGGTTTTTATACGTTGCTTCATTAAAAAGGGCGTATTATAGAGCAGCAAAAAATTCTGCATTATCACTACGAGATTATTGGCCCGATGCCAATATTTCCATCTTCACTCATCCGGAATGGGTAGAACCCGGTGACGAAAACATTTTTAATAACATTTTTACGGACAGTACTCCTTATCATAAACGCGCAAAACTTTGGGCGTTGGATAAGACTCCCTACAAATTATCATGTTATATTGATTGTGACACCGAAATAGAACATGAAGATATCCAGAAAATTTTTGATCAACTTCCTGATGACAAAGACATTATTTTCACAGCAAATAGACCTTATAATGCGGCATTAACTAAGTTGTCAAACACTGAAGAAATGACCGAACATTGTGGGCTATTTGTTTATCGTAACAATGAAAAAACACTAGCACTTATGGCTTCGTGGTGGGGAGAATATCTTAAACAGAATGAACCTGATTACGACAGGCAACATTATCCTAAATCTGCCTTGCAGTGGGATACCTTTACGATGTGGAGACTACTGACCTACGGAAAGACTGGCGTTAGAGCAGGCAGATTTCCTGACCCAGATGCTCGCTGGAACTTTGTCGTTGGTTATAAAGACGAAGAACTGCAAGGTACAGAGCGAGTGATTTATCACTATACACTTCCGCAAGGAATATTGGATACCAATTGATGAGATTTACCAATAAAATATCAGACGAATTATTAAGTATTTTAACGCCATACACTGAATGGTTTTTTCAGCAAACTGATCATGATCTTCTATATGAAAAGGATCGAACCGATGGTGAAGATTATATCACCGCGGTGTCAGACGAATATCTCAAGAAAATTTTAGAAAAAGATGGCGCGCACGTTGGTTTTCCAGAAGTTGCTCGGTGCTGCGACATTTCGCAAGTTCATAATATACCCGATTTACACAAAGAAAAGCAAAGAGAATTAAACGCCAAATTGATTAGATTCTTGGGCGCAAGAAATGTTGCGGTACACACCTATTACCCACCCGAGGGGTTTATGGGGTGGCACAACAACTGGAATGCCCACGGTTATAATATTCTTCTGACTTACAACTCGGAAGAGAATGGTGGATTTTTTAGATATTTGGATCCTGTAACCAAACAAGTGAATACATTACCAGACCCAAAGGGTTGGTCATGTAAAGTTGGTTACTATGGAAGAGGTCGTGAACGAGATAAGGTTTATTATCATTGTTGTTCAAATACGGCAAAAAGATTAACTCTAGGTTATGTCGTACCACATCTAGAAATATGGAGATCAATGATTGAAGATATCTCGGGTGAAGACGCCTCAAACTTCAGTTGAATAAATCTTCGCAAATTTTAGTCTGACAAAAGTCTTTCTTGCAATAGCGATTCCGGTAAGAATGATAAAATTGGTAAGGGCAATTGCAAAAGGCGCCCAGCCTATTTCTGTGCAAATCTTAATAATAGCATAACTTAAAGGAAACATTATAACGGCACCTATTAGAGTGTCATATATTGCTTCATGCATTGCTTTTTTTAGTGCTGGCGTCATTTGGTTCCTATCGCCATATACTTGTCAAAGAAAACTTTGCCTTCCCAAGAATAATACGTCTGCTGAATCTTTCCTGTATAGGACGGATTAATAATACCTGTGTTTTCCAGGTGCGACTCAATACTATCAACGCAGTTAATGCCATACATCTCTTCGATTATATTGGAAGATTGTAGTGCAAAGACTGCATTTTTATTGCCTGTAGTTAAGTCCTTTAACGGATACATTTGCTCACACCCGGTTGAAATTACAATATCCGTGTCCAAAGTATTAATGTCATGAAAAGCAAAGGGTATGTCCAACTGCAAATGGTTGATATCAATATACGCTTCTGTGGTATAATATTTGTTAAACACCTTTGATAGTTCCAAGGCCTCTTTGTCAATATCAATCAAGTCCATATGATTGACTTTTAGGTTCTCACAAAGAAGTGGCACTAAAGGAAATCCCAACCAAGAATTCAGAACAACTATATTGTATGCTTTTTCTGGTGGGAATTTACTTTCTAGAAAGTTCTTTAGTTCTTCAACCAACCAGATCGCGGCGTCCATTGAATTTGGATTTAAAGACTGTCGAAAATCGTCATGCTTATGTGGCATCTCATGATTGATTTTCTCTAGCGCAAGACCCCAATGTTTCAGGTGGTGCAGAAAGTTAAAATTTAGATTAGTTTTTGACATCTTGTGGTCTCTCCATGGAATCAAATAAACAAAAATAAGGTACGTCTCTTTTAACAAATTCTTCGGTGTCGGTTGGATACAAATAACCGTAGTTGTAACTGTACGCCCAGCCTGTTGGGAAAAATCTTATCTTAGCAAGTCTTTCTCTTCGGTGCCCAAACATATTGTCCAGACCTCTGTAGTACCAGAACAATTGTGAAGGATAATCTTTTACAAATTTGGTGATCTTGTCAATGTCCAAGTGATTGTCATTCCAACGTAGAACGCTGGAGTTAAGGTCGGTAAATTTGTGAGGAATATGTCTGGTTTGTTTGTACTGTGACTCTAGATCGTGCCAGTCAGTTTTCAGAAAACATAAGAAATTCTCGGTTTCAAAATCAACAACTACATCGATGTTCTTCTGGATGATTACGTCCAAATCAAGAAACATTTTTTCACCAGTTCCCACAACAACATCTTTATCAAAAAGACATAGTTTGTTCCACCATTTCTCGTAGTAGTTATTTTCGGGAAAGGGTATTACTTTAATGTCATCATAAATTCCATCACCATTTTCTGTTATACAAAAGAATTGAAACTCGCGGGTAATATGCTCTTTACATTGATCGTAGATTTTATTAACGTGTAGAGCAGAATACTTTGTTCCCCACTTTACTGTGTAGATACTAATCATAGTTGTATCCTGCACTGATTAAAAAGTACTCTTTCTGCCGTCAGGTTGTTCTTCTTGCAGAAGTCACCTATTGCCTCACGAACGCCAAAGTGATTAATATTATCTTTTGAAACATCGTCCAAAAAAATAGTTCCCTTGGTTTTTACCACGTTCAGCGAATCTGTCAAATCGGAAATGACACCATCATAGCTGTGATCTCCGTCTATGTAGATCCAGTCTAACTTTTCGTCATTGTAATTTTTAAACCACTCTGTAGATGTCATTCGATGAATTGTCACCGGCAAAGATTTAAATTGTTCGCAAATACTACCATATAGATTATCGTAAAAAATTTGAAAGTCTTTTGGATCTTCCGATCCAACTAAACGAGAATATCTCTTTAGTATACCTTCGTAACCTATATTGTTCCAGTCTGTTGATTTTTCATAAACGTCAATATTCCAAGGATCAACCATGTGCAAATGTCGTGCCTTCTTCAGGAAGATTTTAGAAGACGCGCCTCGCCACACACCAATCTCAGCACCTAAACTATCTGCGGGAATATAATTTTCCACCAAAGGTGCAACATCGCTGTTGCCGCCGAGCATCATTGCCAATGCTCCAGCAGGTTTGCGTCTACCAATTCATCTTGTTTTGTATGACCGCGACTTTTATCTTCGAACGGTAACAAGTCTACATTAAAGACGCACAGAATGCACCCCGGCCGATAGATTCCTATTGTGCAGTCATCATCGTCCCATGAACGCCCACGATTGTATGAATAAGCATACTCTGCCGGGAAGTGATCCCACAGTTTCTTACCCCAATCACCCCAGCGCCAACTGTGATAGTTGTCGGTACCATCGGTGAAAGTGTACCAGATTAAGTCTTGATTTTTAAGAACATCGTTCCAAATAACTTCACACTGGTCATCACTCCAGACTTGGCAACTTCCATTGGTATAGGCGCCATGTGATAGTTTAAATCTACGAGTTTTCATTGGGCGAGGATCTTGCCAATGAGATTTTAATTTTGTTGGTCTGTCTAAGTTGTACGTTAAGATTGGATCCAGGTCTTGCTGAATAACAACGTCTAGATCAAAGAAAACAAATCGACCAGTAGGTTTGTCTTCTGCAAAGTTATGCGTATTGAAAACAAACGTCTTGGGTCGGTCCCAACATCTTGCCATACCATACTTAAAGTCTTCGGTTTCAAACCAGTATTTTGGATGAATGTTGGGGATATCAGGAAAAGGAATTACTTTAATATCTGGGTCCAACCCTTCAGCATCGTCAGTATAACAATAAAAATGTAAGTCATGAATCTTATTGGTATGACGCTTTGTCATATTAAAAAGTTTGTTAACAAAATGAGGACCGTACTTTGTACCCCATTTACAGCACACATAGTTTACTCTCATGTTTCAACTCCATTCCAAAGATTAAGCAATCTCTGATCTTTTAACTCATTAATTTTTATCTGCTGTTTTGCTGCCGGATCCGGCGTTAAATCGCTATTGAAAATACAGATTTTTGCATCTTCTCTATACTTAAATTTTTCAATATCGTTAGGATAATGCTTACCTCTGTTATAAGAATATGCCCAATCACTAGGTATATTAGACCAAAAATCTCTCTGTCTCCAGTAGTGATAATTATCGCTACCCTTGAAAAAGGTTTTAAACACAACCTCTTCGTTAAAGATAACATCCAAATAAATGTTTTCACACTGGTTGCCTTTCCACAACATCATACTAGAATTGAAGAAAGTTCCTCTAATGTCTATGAAAAATCTTTCATGTTTCTGTGACTCTGGTTGCCAGCGAGAATGTAGAATTCTGGGTTTTTCTGCTAGTTTGTCTATCTCGTCAATGTTACTTTGGATGATAACGTCAAGGTCAAAGTAGCAATACTTGCCCTCATGCGGCAACCATTTGTGAGAATTGAACAATAGAAACTTAGCGCGATCCCAGCAATAGTTTTCTATACCAAACCAGTACTGAGGATGCAATACACCATCGTCAGGAATACCCCTAGTATCACAAATTAACCCATCAGGTTCATCGGTGAAGCATGTAAAGGTAAATGGCCTTGTGTAGTTCTTCATTATCATTTTGTAGAGATTATTCACGTATTCTGGAGAATACTTGTCACCCCACTTAATGCATAAAAAGTTCATCATATTTGTTTGCTGCATTAGGAAATAGGTCCGATCCGTTTAGTAAGGCAATAATGTATGAGCGTCTTATCAAGAATTTAGTTCGGTCAAGTATGTCGGCACCAAAAGTAAAAGAGTAGATTAGACCTTTGGGGAATACGTTAAAATTTAGATTTTCGTGCCATAGAAACCTGTCATCTCCATAATATTTAACCATGTAATAGTCGAGATTACTTTCAAAAAGTTCCCATATACCTTTGGTTGTTCCAGATTTCCAAAGCACTACGCTAGAATTGTAGTTGCTTAAGAACCTCATAGAATGCTTACCAGGATCCAAGTTTGGAAACTCATCATCTTTCCAGTAAGTATAACAGATGGTTGGCACGATGTCAACAAAATTAAACAATTCGGAGACGTTTTTCTGTATTCTTACGTCTAAATCTAGATAAATAATATCACCAAGATTATCTAAAGAATACATCCATAGTTTATACCAATGGCCATCCAAGTTCTTAGGAAGTGGTATGGTCTTGATATTCGCATTTAATCCAACAGGATTGTCCGTGATGCAAACGTGATTATAACCGGATTCAATTGAATTATAAATACGATTAACGTCTTCCGACGAGTATTTTGTTCCGTATTTTAGTGTCAAGATGGTTTTCATTAAATCAACTTTTTTATAAATAAAAGCATAATAACAGGGTATAACATGGCCGCCGTACAAAACCTTCAGATTGATCAAGGAACTACATGGTTCATTACGGTAACCGTAACTGATGAGAATGGAGACGTAAAGGATTTAACAGATTATACTGCCACAGCGCACATGAGAAAGTCGTATTACAGCACTACTTATACTAACCTAAACGCTACCATTCCGGCACCCAAGACAGATGGAGTTGTTAAACTGGCTTTATCGTCCACTCAGTCTTCAGCGGTGACATCAGGCAGGTACGTTTACGATTTGGAAGTTGCGGATAGTAGCATTCCAGAAACATTGAGGGTTATAGAAGGTATTGTAACTGTAAACCCGGAAGTAACTAAATAATATGGCAAACATTAACGTAGAAATAGGTGGCAACCAGACGATTAGTGCCGCCGTTAACACTCAACAAACACTTGGCGCCAGAGTTAATACAGTAAAAGCTGGCGCCAAATTAGAAAATATAAGTAACGTAGCGATTGATGCAGCAAGTTTAGAAGATGGTTATACTCTGGTTTATAATAGCGCAAACGCAAAATGGGAAGCGTCTCCCGTGTCTGATGCGGTAGGAAACGTAGACGGCGGAACTTTTTAGATAACACCACAACAAGAGGATTTACCATATGTCAACAGTAATTCAAATTAAAAGAGCAGCAGGAGCTACTGCACCTACTACGAGCGATCTAGCAGAAGGCGAAATGGCATATGCCGAAGACGCCTCGAATCTGGGCGTTTCGGCAAAACTCTATATTGAGTCGGTAGAAGACGGCAGCGCCGCGATTCACGCAATTGGCGGTAAGTATTTTACCGACAAGATTGAGGCCCTCTACGACAAGCCAACAACCACTGTTGGTGGCAAAGTCAATTTTCTTGAAGGTACAAATAACGGTACCAACAAGATTATTGTTAAAGCCCCAAACACAATAGCGAGCAATGTAACATTCACGCTTCCTTCTGCTGATGGATCCGATGGACACATTCTACAAACAAACGGTTCAGGCGTACTTTCATTCTCGGCACCTGCTTCGTCGTCATTCACAATTAGCGACAACCAAGGAACTCCAAATACTGATTCCTTCTCGACTGGTGGAACTCTATCTTTTGCTGGTACTGCTGGTATCAAAACAACTATTTCAGACAATTCAGTAGGTATCGTTGTTGACGTAAACGGAACCACGGCAGTAGAGACTCTTGCTGATTCAGACGAATTCTTAGTATATGATGCCTCGGCAACAGCAAATCGCAAATTAACTGCTGAAAATCTTGGCGACTACATCTACGCTGGTCTTTCAGGAGACATTACAGTAACCGAAGGTGGTGTTGTTTCGATTGCTGCCAACTCGGTTGCTCTTGGAACTGACACAAGTGGTAACTACGTTGCAACCTTAGCGGGAACTGCAAACCAACTTACCGTTACAGGTTCTGGTTCTGAAACTGCTGCTGTAACTGTTGCTCTTACTGAAGATGTTACCCTTGTCGGCGACCTAACAGTCGGCGGTAATGACATCAAGATGAACGGCGGCGGTTCTGCTCTTGTCTTCTCTGGTTCAGGCGATGTTAAGACTAACGGTGATCTTATCGTTGGCGGTCAAGATATTAAGTCTGCTAACGGCACAGTTGCTCTTACTCTTGTTGATACTACAGGTAACGTAACTGTTGCTGGTGATCTTAAAGTTGGCGGCAACGACATCCTTGCTTCTGATGGTGCAACTGCACTTACACTTGTTGCCGCATCTGGTAACGTAATTGTTGCTGGCGATCTTAAGATTGGCGGTAACGACATTCAGGCATCTGACGGTACTGTTGCAATCTCACTTTCGGGTGCTGACGTAACTGTTGCTGGTAACTTAACTGTTTCAGGCACAACAACCACTGTTAACTCAACCACATTATCTGTAACCGACCCAATGGTCTTTGTTGCTAAAGATAATAATGCAACCGATGCTGTTGATATTGGTCTTTACGGTCTGTACGATACCAGCACCACACAGGATCTATTCTCTGGTATTTTCCGCGATGCGTCAGACGATAAGTGGAAAATCTTTAAGAGTCTTCAGACTGCTCCAACGACAACGGTTAACACAGCGGGTACAGGTTATGCTGTTGCTACCCTTGTTGCAAATCTTGAGTCATCATCTGTTGCTATCTCAGGCGGTACTATCACAGGTATTACCGATCTAACAGTTGCCGATGGTGGTACAGGCGTAAGTACATTTACCTCAAACGGTATCCTTTATGGCAACGGCGCAAGCGCCGTTCAAGTAACTGCTGCTGGTACGGATACATACTTCCTGAAATCAAACGCTGGCACACCTGTTTGGTCAAATGTTCTTGATGGTGGTAGTTACTAAGAGATTTATCATCCAAATTAAACGAGAGTTAAACGAGAGGATGGTAAATGTCAACTCAAGTACAATTTAAACGCGGTACAACAAATCAAAACAACGCCTTTACCGGCGCGGCTGGTGAGATTACGGTTGACTTAACGAAACTGGCAGTTCGGGTCCACGATGGGGTTACTCAAGGTGGATTCGAACTTGCTCGCGCAAACATGTCCAACGTACCAACATTAGATGCTGGTGTGGTAACATTTACTTAACTAAATAGGAATGCGATTATACTATGGATAATACTGACTTAATTAATGAGTACATTAAATTGTTAATGGCACAAGTAAATTCTTTAACTACCGAAAATCTGTCACTAAAAGCAAAATTTAATGTGATGGAAAGGGAAAATCAGAAGTTACAATTGTCAGCGGCACAAGAGGCACCTAAATTGGTAGAACTGAGCCAACAATTTAATGCGCCGCCGGCCAATATTCCGCCGGCGCATTTTGTTGAAGTTGGTGCAAAAGTTGAGGAAGTTAAAAAGATTGATAAAAAGTTGCCTTCAGCGGATAAAGATTTGTCATCCTTGAAATCTAGACTAAAGGCAAATGAAGTACAACTCGCAACATACACTGACGCAGAAACCAATTAAAAGAGAAATTAAATGGCAGCAGTAATTAAATTAAAAAGATCAGAAACATCTAGTTCGATTCCAACCACAGCACATCTTGAGGTTGGTGAAATTGCAATAAATACTTCCGATAAGTCAATTTATGTACGCGATTCATCGGACAATATTGTTCAGGTTGCCAATTATGCTGTTGCTGATGCAACACTAGTATTTCCAACCGGTGATTACGGTGATTTGACAGCACCAACTGTAGATGCTTTTGGCATCGGTCTCACGGTTTCTTTTGACGCAAGCGTAACGCCAACCGGGGCGTTGAGCATTACCGATCTAGGCGCCCTCACATAAATTTTAGGAGATAAACGATGCCAACACAAGTACAATTAAGGAGGGGAACAACTGTTCAGCACGCCACATTTACGGGTGCTGTAGGTGAAGTAACCGTAGATACTACCAAAAAGACTGTAGTAGTGCATGATGGTTCAACTCAAGGTGGACTTGAAGTTGCTAAGGCAGATTTGACCAATACAAGCGCATTAACTGCGGCCAGCACCTCAACTCTTAGCAATAAGACAATTAGTGGTGGTTCAAATACTCTAACAAACATTGGCAATGCTTCTTTAACCAATAGTTCTATTACAATTAATGGTACGTCCGTCTCTCTAGGCGGCACACGTACTGTTACCGCCGACAACGTTGCTGAAGCTGTTTCGCCAACAAATAAATATTTTACAGATACTCGCGCTAGGGCTGCTGTTTCTGCAACAGATGCGGGCGGCGATGGTTCATTTTCTTATAATGATGGCT